TCGGCTCTTGCTAATCCAACAGGTGATCAGTTGGCGGCCCTGAAAAAGATTGATGCGGACTTCAAAGTTCAGATGAAGTCGTTGGACATTGATCTGGAAAAGATATCGGAAGAGGACCGTGATTCAGCCCGCCAGATGCAGATCGCTACCCGTGACTGGATTCCCCGTGTATTGGCGGTAGGCGTCACGCTGGGCTTCTTCGGCATCATTGCGTACATTCTGCACTTCGGTCTGCCCGCCACTGGTGGTGAGGCTCTTCTAATGCTTATCGGCACTCTTGGTACGGCGTGGACCAGCGTCATGGGCTTTTATTTTGGTTCGTCCGCTGGCTCTAAACAGAAGACGGATGCTCTTACTGCTTCTTTGGGAAATAAACAGTGAAAGATAATTTTGATCAATGTTTAGCCTTAGTCTTGAAGGAAGAAGGCGGTTATGTTAATGATCCCCGCGATCCGGGGGGTCGAACGAACCACGGCGTTACTCAAAAAGTATGGGAAGATTGGGTCGGTCATCCGGTGACGGAAGACGACATGAAAAATCTTTCTGTTCAAGATGTCGCTCCCCTGTACAAAAAGAATTACTGGGATAAGATAAATGGCGACTCACTTCCTCTTGGCATTGACTATGCCACTTTTGATATGGCTGTTAATAGTGGGGTAACCCGTGCAGCAAAAACCCTTCAGCAGGTATGCGGTGTGGGTCAAGACGGACAAGTCGGACCCGCCACAATTGCGGCTGCTGAAGAGGCAAACAGCCGTGAAGCTGCAACAAGAATTTGCGAAGCACGGTTGGCTTTTCTCCAAGGATTACCCACTTGGCCCACTTTCGGAAAAGGATGGGGTGGACGTGTCTCAAGGGTTGAAAACTTAGCATTTAGAATGGTAGAATAGAGGCGGCGCGGTTATTTCCTTCCCGCGCCACCTCCCTGACTTGGGGCCGATCAGTTTCGGGGCTGGTCGGCCTCCTTTTCATTACTGATCGTAATAATGTATTTACAACTTTGAACTACGGGAAGATTGGTCCCGTTGTTCTTGTAAATCCTCTCACTATCGATCCATTGCAACTCCTTCAGACCTTTTAAAGCACGAATCACCACCGCCCGATTCATGGCGGTTGCTTCTGCTATATCTTCAAGTGTAGCTACAAATTCCTTTGGGCCGTAATGATCCAAGATCCGGAGCATCAAAAGTTGCTCCCGCATCCGCGCATTACTGGTCCAAATGACCGTCTGGATCATTTCATTAATTGTCAATGGGCTTGCTCCTTGCCCGCTTCAAGAAGGTGCTTTAGATAATCCTGAGTGATCCCTTTAACTTTCTTAAAGGTCATGTCCAAGGTGTTGTCATCAAGGACTTCACGGTTCATCATGCAGACGATAAGCATCAGAGCAATGGAATGAATGATGATTGCATCCGACATGCTGTCTGTGACTTTGTTGTCCTTAACCATGTCAACCGTGGATTCGTTAATGAAGTAAGATAACTTATCCGCCAGTGGGAAAGCGTGGTCGTAGATGTTTTCCAACGGGCTTTCTTTTTCGTCTGCGTTAAAGCCTTCCGGTAAAATTAAAGCCATTAGTAAACTCCATCTGCATCAAGTGGGAAATTTTTATATCTGCCTACAAACTCATGTGCTTCACTTAGCGTATCAAAATCAGCGATATCGCTATATAAGATTGTTCTTGAATACAACCCAAGTTTGTTCCAACGCCTTACTTTAAATATAATCTTTCGATCCTTCTTATTGTCATTATCATCATAAGATTGTTCTTGGTCGACATCGATGATCCAAGTAGGTTTGGAACTAAACAGTTTTACAAGGGTTTTAATAAAGTCCATTTTTAATCTCTCCTAACTACAGTTCCATCTAATTTACGTTTGAATGGGGACTTTTTACCAAAAGGTAGCGGTGTCCCAGATACCTTAGCTCCAATGTGACGTGCTTCGCGCCGTTTAGCCTTTGCAATTTTACCCACGTCATCAGTCGTTTTTGTTCTATGGCATTTGATATGGGCCAATTCCCAGTTAGCCTCAATATCTTCCCCGCCCATCGCAAGAGGAATTCTATGCTCCAACTCCCAAGCCTCTCCAACATTTATCTTACCTCCACATATGTGACATAACCCGCCCCTTGTTTGAAATAGGGCCACCCGTTTCTTCGTCGATATTGACGCTCTCTTTACCACGGCCTTTGATGCTCTCTGCCATGATGCTCTGTACACAACCATTGAACTTCTAATGGTTTTGTATAATCGTTATGATGCGCTTGAACTTTTTGTTTTCCGCATATTTCACACGGCTTTCTTGTTAATTTTCCAGAACGCAATGCCGACCAAACCATAATATGAGCCTTTCTTTTTTCAGGATTTCTTTTAATCCAATTAAGTTTACTTTCTGTAACTTTTTCTGGGTTTTTTAACGCCCAATTTTTTAAACTTAATTGATTTTTTAATTTTCTTTCCGAATTGGTATGATACCTTCGTCTGTCATATTCCCTGACGTGAGGTTTTTTACTCCGTTCACGTGCATATAATTTTACGCATTCAATGCATTTGTTAAGATAGCCATCTTTCATTCTTTCTTTTTTATAAAAATGAAGATGCAAATCTTTAGTTTCATTGCACCATTTACACGTTTTCTTTAATTCCATTTTATCCCCCGCAAATCAGATTCTTTGCAGAGGATAGTTAAAATGGATTTAGTCGTCAACCCTCACCAAGGTAAATCTGAATCTAATGCGTTTTTAACGGAGGACGTTGGCTTAGGGGCAGGACGTGGCGCGTTAGAGAATGAACTCTTTGCCTCTGGCGGCTTCACTTCATCACCCATCCGTCCAGATATGAATGTATTGCCGTTTTTGGAAGTTTTGTTCCATAACGCAATCTCATAATCCTTGCCTTCAATATGGATTGAACCCCGCCAATCAGGCTGAGTGTCTTTAGTTTTACGGTCATTGGCGAACAATGTTACGTCGCCATGCTTCTTTTCCCATGCCATTTAATTACTCCATGCATCTACAATGTTGAAACCAAGCATCTTCTCCACCTCATGCAGAAGTTCATACTGGTTTATTTCTGGTATCACTTCTTCCGAAATTACATCCAAGGCGTTCTCAAAGAATTTACGGAACTCTTCCTGATCCATAGCATTAAAACTAATGGACTTCGCAACCCACCAAACTTTATCGTCATGGAACCTTACCTCTTCCACATACCCAAGGCGTATCTTCAACCAAAGTAGTAGTTGCTCCGGCCTACGATATGTATCGTGGTTCTCACAAATCTTCTGGATCAGCGCCCAGAAGAACCTATGTTGCTTGCTACTACGGGGGCGGCTTATCGTAACGGATAAGTCTTTCCCCGTAGGGAACTCCAACAAAGCACCTTCGTCCGCTAAGGAGCAAGGTTCCAATTTGCTCCCATTACGGCGGACATAAATGACTTCAGCCATTGCCTTTCAGTTCGTCCCTGCGTGACTTGTAATAGTCTTGCAATTCCTTGCGATGTGTAGGGAGAAGCATTGCGATCTTATCTTTGTTCTCCGTAGCCCAGTCAGATAATTGTTGACCGTCTTCGCACATTTCCATAGCACCTTTGATGACGCCCATTAACTTTTCACTGTCCGCTGGGGTAAGGCCGGGTTCCATTTGTTTTGGCGCTACCTTGCCCTTTACGGGAGTTGTTTCAGCCGCCTGAGCAGCGTTACCGTCATCATCGTCTTCACCCGCGACACCTACCAAGCCAAACAGGGCATAACGGCGGGCGTAGGTCATTGCGGAACCCATTTCTTGTGGACGTCCAAAACCACCAACTGGATAATCTGACTCAAGCCATTGTCCACTTTTATGAACGATACGGGTGTTAAGGATTATTGTACTATCCACTACGGACGTGCCTTGGATGAACGCTAACCCATGCTTTGCGTAGCATTCACGGATTGCATCCAGCCCGTCAGAAAGGTCCACATAGCGGGATTTAAAGTGCGGGTTGATCTTGTTCTTAGGCGGGTTCTTCAACGCGCCCTGAGCGGATGCTAAGGCCGTTGACAGGGCATCAATTTCTAAACTGGTCTTCATAGTTTTTCCTTTCAATTTGCTTTTTTACGATTTTCATTATGTGTATGCACGGGCCAAAGGACGCCATACGCAGTACCATCTTCCATCTTAACTTGGTTCACGGAGTCAGGGTCTTTAAGTTGTTTCGCAAAGACTGGTAGTAATTCTATCAATCTGTCCTTAACAAACTCACCATCATTCGTGGTTACCAAAGGATGGACTTCAATGGAAAATCCATCCTCAAACATATAAACCGTCAATATCTCTACTCTTCTCTCCATTTCAATCCCCCTTCAATCTAAGTGCGCCGCGTTTATCGCGTTTGATGCTGACGCCATACCCATATGCTTCCGCCATATCCTCATCCATGAGTCCCTTTAGACCAGAGGCGGCTTCGTCATATAGTTTTTTACCAACTGAGTTTAGTTGCAACTGATTCGCAAAATTTGCCCACGCATTGTTACCCGTCATATCAACGCGGCGCACCGCATCCACCGGAGGCCGCACCGTTATCGTAACTGGCGGTGTGCCACTTTTGACACATTCCCAGAAACGTTGTTCCGCCCCTATGAGGATGTCCGCATAAATCGCATCCAAATTTATGTCGTACTTGTCCCATTTATGGTTGCCGTAAAACACAGAAAGGACAGCCTTCTCTACCCCGCACACAAGCATATTGTGTGTTAATTGGGGATAGTAGCGGTCCATAATCTCATCGTCCTTAGCGAACGCAGAGACGTGTTTAGCTTCGAAAACAGTGAGGCCGTCATCTGTGAGTCCATCAAGGGTGCATCCCATGAAAGAGTGAGATACACTAACTTTTTGAACGCCGTTATCCGTAACATGACGACCCGTCTGTTTTGTAAACCACTGTATGTTAAAAGGTTCTGTAAAAACCCCCATTTGTACTGGAAGTGAGTCGGACAGATCATCATCTTCCTCTTGCCCCGTTTTAATTTTCCAAAGTTTCAGGAGACGCTCTTCGTCGCCGCCCATGATTGTATTAGCATCAGAGCCGCCCAATAGTTTGGAGCGGAACTCTTTCTGTTCCTTCGTAAGTGCCATGTTTTTGATTCCCGTTGTTAGTAAATGATAGATGTCACTGATTCGATAAATTGTCAACTACTGAATTATAATTCTATAAACTCTCCCCATCCCATGTCGCAAAAATATACATCTTCGCTATCGCCGCGTTCAGAGTCTTTAATGTGCCGGATAGTCCAATGCTCCATCGTGTCAGTCTTTACGACGAAAGCATGAGTTCTATTCCTGTTAACAATAAAATACGCAAAGGCGGGGATACGATGTGCTTTTACGACTTCATTGATAATCACCGTTCTGTAAGGGTAATCCTTTGCGGATGTAAATTTCGTTTTGGTTCCCTTAACTTCTATGATGTATTCTTTACCATTAGCGGTATGACAAATAATGTCACCCTTATCGATGTAATCCGTTGACTTAGATATATTCGGAGCCAATTCCATCGAAGGAATGGTTACACGTAACTTTCTTTCCCGCCCAAGGAACTTCGCTACTTTCTCCACCGCCTTATGTGACTCAGCGAATCGGCGCGTAAAGACGGACCATTCCTTCTCACTCTGTCTCATGCGGCGCGGCTTTTGGATGGAACTGTATAAATCTTAAAATGATACGGACACCATGATTTACCCGTAACAACTGGATGGCCGCAGTATGGTGTTTCCATATTTTTAATCGGCCCAACAATCGCCTTGCATTCAAAGTATCGCAAATCTTCCAATGTTTTATACAGTGGGGTAAAATTCTCATCCTTATGTGTCTCAAGAACTTTTATGGGCGGTAAGCGAACTCTCTTTGGTTTGTTAATATTGTAATTAATTTGTTTTTTCTTTTCCCGCTCCTTGTTAGAAAGAGGGAGATATGGCTTTTCTTTTTGAATGGTTCTTTGCAGTAATTTGATCCCCCGCCTGTGGCATATACCAATGACGGAGTTTTTGTTACGGCCAATTAACTCAAGCGCAATATTCTTTGCGGTAAAACCTTTGGATGCTAAATCCGAAACAAGTTTAAGTTCTTCCCAAGTCCAAGGTTTTGAAGTTTCAACCATTTTAAATTTCCCCGTTGTTGATGCTTGACAGTTAAACATCTGGTTGATAAGTTGTCAACATAGATTGGAGAAAAATAATGGTTCATATGGTTGCACAACGGGTAATCAAGAAACTTGGCGGACCCCGCCGTGTTGCTGATATGCTGGCGATGTCTACACAAGCTATTTACAAATGGACGTGGCCCACTGAGAAAGGCGGGACAGGTGGATTTATTCCTACCCGCCGCCAGATTGAGTTGATGGTTGCTGCAAAGCAACGTGGGATTATATTGACGAAGGATGACTTCTTCCCAAAGGACGCTGATGATGCCCCCGAAGTTTAAAGTATCGCCGAAAGCCGACCGGACATTTGATGGGATCACTTTTGATAGCAAGGGTGAGGCGAAGCGATATTTGGAATTAAAGTTGGCGGAAAAGGCTGGCGCGATTAAAGATTTGCAGTTGCAGTACGGTTTTGACGTTTACATTGAGGATAAGAAATATTGTACATACACTTGCGATTTTTCGTACATAGATACGAAAACTGGTGATTGTATCTACGAAGACGTGAAATCCACTGGGACCGCCAAGGATGCGGCATATCGTCTCAGAAAGAAGGCCGCTGAACTTTATCATGGGGTCAAAATCACGGAACACCTTATTGGGTGGAATCCGAAGTTGACCAAAAAGAAGAAGCGGGTTAAAAGAATAAGCAGCCCCGACGACTAATCGGGACTGCTTGAATGGGTGACGGGACGGCAATCCCTAATCCTTAAACTTGGTAGCTGCGGAAGTTCAGGACTAATCTCCATATAGTCCAAAGACGACCGCCTTACAATAGGTAGTATGTCGTCATGTCTCACATCGCATCATATTGGGCCATCAACCAAACGGGCATTTCGTCTATGGCGAAACTTGTCCTTATGGTGCTTGCGGATTATCACAACTCCGAATCGGGCGGGTGTTTCCCGTCTAAGGCCGCCTTGGCTGAAAGATGCTGCTGCACTGAGCGAACGATAGTCAACGCGACTAATGAATTGGAAGAGGCTGGTTTAATTACATGTGTTAGCCGTCAAGATGTAAAGGGCCGCCAGAGAAGTAATCAGTACATCTTAAATGTGCAAATCAGTGAAGGTAGGGGTGAATATAATTCACGGGGGAGGGTGAACGAAACGACCCCCCTTGAACAAGTAATATATAACCAAGATACATCTCCTTCGGAGATGGAAGACCCAC